AGTTACAACGCGTAAAGACAAAACACTTAAACTTACGTTTGGTACGAATGAACTTACTCCAGTTCAAGCATCAGAATTATTTACAACTGCCAATCAATTTGGTTATCTGCTATTCAAAGAAGAATCGTTTTCACGCGATGAAATCGAAATGGTCGAATCACTTAAAACTGATTTAGAAGATACGATGAAAAAACCATCACAAAGATTACGCGGTGTTCTTTATCGCAATTACGAAATGAATAACGAAGGTTTCAACACGTTTTCAAAATATTATGATTCGAAAATGGAACAATTAATTTTACACTTTAAAAGTAAATTAGATTGATTTACTATTTATATTAAAGTATGATGCATCACTACATCTATAAAATCAAACAAAAAAATTCCGATAATATTTATATCGGCATTCATAGCACATCAGATTTAAATGATGGTTATATGGGTTCTGGTGTTAATTTAAAAAAGTTAATGTCTGAACTGGGTAAAGATTTTTTTGAAAAAGAAATTATATCATTTCACAAAACACGTCAAGAAGCATTAGATAAAGAAAGAGATATTGTAAATAAAGATTTTGTTATGCAACCAAATGTTTTAAACATAGCATTAGGTGGTGGTGGTATAAATATCTGCAAAGAAAAAAGAAAGCAAATGATTGTTATTAATAAGAAGGAATTAAAAAAACATTCTAAACCATTTGATCCATATTATTATTACACAATCAAAATTAAAAACAACAAATTTGTAAGTCATACAAAACACATAACAATTGTTCAAGCATTAGCGAATGAAGTACCAAGATTACTTACTACATTAAGTAATTGGTATAATGACAATAGTTTGAATAAAGAAGCAAACAAATACATAAAAAATTTAATGCGCTATGATTTCTTTAAAAACAATTTATTTATTGAGAAAAGAAAACGTCAGTTAACTATACCACTATGAGCGAAGAAATAAAACAACAAAAATCTACATTAAAAAAGAATGCTATGCTACAAGCGTTAGAAAAGACGATGGGTGTAGTAACATCAGCGTGTCAGATAGTTGGAATAGATAGAACAACGCATTATTTGTGGATGAATAACGATGAAGATTATAAAGCAAAGGTTGAATCTTTAAATGACCTTGCACTTGATTTTGCTGAAAGTCAATTATTCGAATTGATAAAAGGAGCGCATCGCGAAGTTTCAACACCAGACGGTGAAGTTATACGTGTTCAAGATGCACCAAATACAAGTGCAACAATTTTTTATTTAAAGACAAGGGGAAAGAAAAGGGGTTATGTTGAACGAACTGAATTAGCAGGTGTATCAGATGCACCAGTGCAAATTGTTATTAATGATAAGCTATGAATGAAATCAAAGTGTTCATTAATCGACTTAAAAAAATAGGCATTGAAATTTCGCTTGTAGGTAATTATCCGTGGATTTATCTTGATGCGGTGAATGGTAACAAAGTTCAGCGCGAAGATTTTGTTAATGCTAATCACGGTTACACAATTGCGTGGAGTGGTTCAAAAATAAATGACAAACCACACTTGAACTGGCAAGACATAAAAAAAACTTTTGAGTTAATTCGTAAGTACAAATGAAAGCAACACTAACTTTTAATTTGGATGATGGTGATGATGCACTTGCGCATTTACGATGCGTTAAGGCAACTGATATGGCAATGATGTTATGGGAATTACAAACGAATTCTTATCGCACATTTACTAAATACAACGTCAATCAAAATTCAGATTATCAAAAAGGAATCGAAGAAGTGTTTGAACACATCAGAAATTTATTTGAAGAACACGATATCAACACACATAAATTAATTATATGAGCGTTTTAGAATCGATGCTTCAAGAATTGTGGAATGCACCAAAAGATAAATGGGCATGGAATGTTATATTAAAAAAAAATAAACAAATTATGAGCGACAATAACAACGCATTTTTGCGTTCACAAATCAAAGCATTTCACCCAACGTGGAGTGATGAAGAAATTAATAAAGAAATACAAAGAATTTTAAACGATACTGGTGATGATTGCTTGTATTGTGGATCGTAGGCAACAAAAAGAACTTTTTAGTTGAAAATAAACAACATAATAATATGGCATTACGCGTAAGTATACCAGCAGATTATTCAAGCATCACATTAAAACACTATCGCGATTTTAAACAAGCAAAAAATGAAATCGAACAAGTGTGTGCGTGCTGTCAAATCGATAAAGAAAAAGCGAAGCAAATACCAGTTAAAGATTTGCCGACTTTAATCAATGCGTTTGTTGATTCGTTGCAAGAAGAACGCGCAAAGTTCTTTCAAGTGATTACGATTAAAGACAAAGATTTTGGTTTCATTCCAAATTTATACGATATCACAGCAGGTGAATATGCTGACATATCAGAATGGTGCAAAGATGTGCATACTAACATTGTTAAAATAATGGGTGTGCTATACAGACCAATTGAAAAGCGTGTTGTTGACAAGTACACAATCGAAAAATACACAATAGAAAATCGTGTGTTAAATGAATCGTACGTTGAGCAAATGACGTTGGAACAATTTAATGGTGCGATGCTTTTTTTTTCGACTTTGCTAAACGAACTAAACAACAATTCCCAAGAATTTTTGGAGCAGACACTGATGGACTTGAAGAAGAAGATGCACGATTTGACGATGGGTTAAAACAAGTGTTAGGTCGCTATGGTTTTTACCATATGTTTATGGAAGCGTGTGAAAGAGATTTAACAAAGTTGGATTTAATTAGCGAAAAAAAAGCGTGGGAGCTATTTACTTATATGAACTATATGCTCGATTACAATTATGTCACAAATACAATCATTAAACGAAGTTATCAATAAATTCCAAACGTGGGCTGATGCTCATTACATCATCAAGGAATTTCGATTTGGTCACATCGATACATTCGACATTGAGAAATGGAATGAGTTTCCAATGTTTCAAGTTATACCACCATCAGTTACGTATGCAACTGGTGCGAAAACATTTTCATTTCAAATCATTCTCGCGGATCTTCCACGCGACAAAGAAACAAAAACTGATTATCAAAAAGAAGTGTTGAGTGATTTGCAACAAATCGTTGAAGATTTCATTGCGAACGTTATGACGAATCGACAAGTGTTTGGTGAATTGATAAGCGTGCAGAATGTAGGCATTGAACCATTTATTGAAGAATTCGCAAACGTGTTAACTGGTTGGACAATTACGTTTGATATGGTTGTGCCTTATTATTGGAGTTCTTGTGATACACCTTCATCGATATGAGTAAAGATTTCTACATAAAAGCAATTGCAGGTGGTGGTGATATGCTTAAATCTGTTTACGATACAGATGTTGATGGTGTTGTTGATAGCGCAGAAAGAATTCAAATCGTTGTTAGAAATTCAACAGGTTCAACATTAACGAAAGGACAAATCGTTTACTTGAGTGGTGCAACTGGTAATCGACCAAACGCATTACTTGCACAAGCGAACACCGAAGCAACATCAAGCAAGACGATTGGAATGGTGATTGCAGATATCACAAATAATAGTGATGGACAAATTGCTGTTAATGGAACTTTGCACGATATCGATACGAGTGCGTTTAGTGCAGGTGATATGTTATGGTTAAGTGCTACAACAGCAGGTGGAGTTGTTGCGAATACACCACCAGCAGAACCAAATCATAGTGTGTTTATTGGTTACGTTGCACGTGCGCATCCAACGCAAGGTCGCGTTGTATTAGCGATTCAAAATGGTTACGAACTTGATGAATTGCACGGTGTTCAAATTACAAGTGTTGCAAATAATGACATACTTAAATACAATTCAACAAGTGGTTTATGGGTGAATGCTCAACCACCAATTATAAATAAAATAAAAACAACAGATGGTACTGCGGTAACTGGCACAACTGCAAACACATTAACAGATAGTATTTTGATACCTGCAAATTCAGTTGCCGTTGGTGATGTAATTACATTCAGAAATCGCGTTCGTAAAACGGGAACTGCAGGTTTGTTATCAGTTCGCGCATACGTGAATACAACTGCAGTAATCGGTGGTGCTAACGTTGCAATTAGTTCTAATGCAAATACTACACGCGTATCACAAATGATTAGAAGTTTAGCAGTTAAGACAAGTACAAATACTGAGAGTTTTCCAATTAGCGGAATCTTCACAGATGATACGCAAACTGGTACCGTTGTAGTGAGTTCAAATATCGATTGGACAATTGACCAATACCTTGTGATATCAGTGCAAAACACAAGTGCCGCAGATAGCACAATTAGTTCATTTATACACGTACAAATAAATAAGAATTCGTAAGATGGAATCGATAGAAGTAAAAGGTTTGGAATTGACGTACAGAAACAACGTGTATGTATTTCACGAGTATGAAGTAATAGATGAGCAATGCATTCACTTGCATTTGAACGAAGGTATTTATGCAATCATTTTACCATGCATCATAAACACGCAAGTAATTAATACACTTGAAGAATTTAAAACCGTGATGAAATGACGCGAGAAAAAATGCCTAACTTCTTTTCTGTAATCGATGAAATGGCAAAGCGTTTTATTGAGTTGATGCAAAGCGATTATCGAATGAAACGCAAAACAACAACGGGTGCAGGTCGTTCATTAACAACAAATCGCGTTAACACTGGCACATTAAATAAATCACTTGCGTATCGATTGAAAATTAAAAAAACATCAATCGGTGTTAGTGTATTTGCGAAAGGAAAAGCAAGTAAGTATTTTGGTTCAATGGAAGAAGGTCGCGGTGCAAATAAAAAAGCACCACCATCAAATGTGATTTACGATTGGATCAATCAACGTGGTATCAAATTACGTGATAAAGATGGGCGTATACAAAAGCAAACTGAATCGTTAAAGCGAAGTGTTGCATTCTTGATTGCGCGTAGCATTGGTAAGAAAGGCATCAAAGGTTGGAATGCATTTGAGTATGCGCTCGAAAACACATGGGATGAATACGAAGAAAAATTATTTGTTGCGTATGGAAAAGATTTTGAAGCAACATTAAATACTGAATTTAAATAAAGAATTATGGCAATTACAATTCAACAACAACCCGAACAATTTACACCAGTTGGTCAGCGACTGATATACGTTGCATCTTCAACGAATAGTGGTAACGCAGGTTTTCGTTACATATTCGATTTTGGTGATTTCACAATTAACGTACAACCCAACGCGAGTGGTTATGGTGTGTTAGATATAGCACCAATCATACGTGAAAAATTATACCATTCAACACTTGCAAATTTTGCAAATATTCAAGACGAAACAAGTTCAGTTGTATACGCGCGTGCAACAATAAAAGAAGGTTGGTTAATCAATGGAGTGTTCACACCAACAACTGTTGGTCAAGCATTATCAAGACGCGGTTATTTTTTCCTTGCGGAATATCAAGTTAGTGATGGATTTTTACCCGATACAAATACACGTTATGCGCTCAATACAACAGATAAGTATTTGTTATCAGAACGATTGAACACAACGCACGTATGGAGTGATTACACAAGTGTTGGTGGTTTAACAACTGATGAAGTTTACATACCTGCACGATTATCTGATTACGGTGTTATGTATTCAGTAGGTCAAATATCAACGCAGTTACCCGATACAGAAGCAGTTGAAATTGCGATTAATATATTTAACCAATCCAACACACTAATCGATACAATCATATATGCGTTAAGTGGTGATCCATT